CCAGAGCCAGAGCCAGAGCCATCGCCATCGCCAGAGCCAGAGCCATCGCCATCGCCAGAGCCATAGCCATCGCCATAGCCATAGCCATCGCCATAGCCAGAGCCATAGCCATCGCCATCGCCATCGCCATCGCCATCGCCATAGCCATAGCCATAGCCAGAGCCATAGCCATCATTGAGCGCCAAGAACGCCCTGATCCTTACATCTTCCATTCGTCCACCGCCTTGATGCACGCCTCAGCCTTCTCCGTAGCCGGGATCACCTCAATCGCATCCAGCAGCATAATTCTGTCCAGCGTCACCGTAAACTTGCAGTTATCGGGATTTTTAACGCCTTCCGTTGCCAACTGCGAAATAGATGCCGCGCCGGACCAATACCACAGCCTGCGGCAACCGGACAGTACAACCTGCTGTCCCTCCTGACTCTCCAGAACACCTGCAAAAACGCCGCTTCTGTCGCCTCTGACGATGCAATACTTTCCCAGCATCTCGTTCATTTTGTTTTTCTTGATCATGTTAATCATCCTCCTGTTTTGTTTATAAAATTCACAGTCATGTCCCCATGACATTGCAAACAATTGCCATCCCTCTTTCACATCAGGATGGCTGCAGCACCAGCCAAAAGCGCAGTTCATGCAATGGCACTTCCCGTCTTCGTTCATGCACTCCCAGCCTCCAGCTGCATCCCGCCGGTGATCCGTTCGATCTGCCCGACAAACTCCCGACCATACACCCGTCTGCTCTCTTCCCGGTACTCGCGCTCTATGTACGTTTGCACAGCAGGCGGAAACCTGTCTGCACCATCACCCATGTGTTCCCACAGAGTAAATCCACGCGCACAGAAGTCGATCGCATCACGGATAGCTCCCATTTCCTCACGCAGCGCACCGGGCGCCGGGAACTTCCCTGTCTTGTCATTCCAGACATAGGTCTTGGCGGCAGCCATCACAAGATCCTTCGGCGCGGATCCAAACATCTCCGTCCACAGCATCACCATGGCTGCAGCATCTGCATCCGTCAGCTTCAAGTACGCATTTGGGATCCCGGCCTTTATGATCGCCAGGACCTCTGCAGTCTCTTCCCTGTTCATGCGCTGCCACCTCCTGTGAATTGCAAAAAGGGATTGGTCGTGCCGTCGCTCTGGGCAGACCTTGCTCCCGGCTCCGCCTTTTTCAGCCGATCAAAGATGATCCCCTTCCAGCCATTGGCCATGCATTCCCTGATCAGAGCTGCCACTGCCGCTTCGCCGTATGTATCTGCATTGTTCCGCACCTCAGACACCAACGCCTGTAATCCCACCGGCTTATAACCCTCCCGGCGCTCCTGCTTATATCTCAGCCAAGAAGAAAAAGCGGCTTGAAGTTCTTCTCCTGCCTGTAAGGGGGGTAAGGGGGGATTATTTTTCTTTGCTTTTGATTCTTCATATTCTTTTCTTTCTTCTTTTTCTTCTTCTTTTTCTTTATTTGGGTTTTTTGGGTTTTCAGAAAAACCGTTCGGTTTTTTCGCTTTCGGTCTCCCACCTTTGGAACCGTTGGCTTTATTGGTCTGACATTTTTCTTCGTAGGCCAGTTTGGCTCTGTCAATATCATCAGCAATAAAATCAAATGCAATAGACTCACGTCCCGCAAGCTCCCGCTTCTCGCCGGTTTCGCTGTATTTCAGCAGTGCCCGGAAGAGCCGCCCTAACTCTTGATCCGTGAGCTTTTCGCAAGTTCTTCTATAGCTGTGATAGCACAGGAAGTATTCAATCGCCATTTATTCGTCTCCTTCGTGCAAGTGCCATATTTCTGCCTCTTTGGAGTGACGGCTTTATGCTTAAAAAACAACTTTTCACAGCGTCAGACAGCTTGTCCATATCGGGCTCAACGCCGTCAAGAGCATATGCCATCAGGACATCGAAAGCCTGCAGCCGGTCCGTTTTATTCTTAAATTGCCTGATCGCCTCATAAAAGCTGCGGTAACAAGTGAACTGGCTTCTTTCGTTGCTCATGCTTACGCTCCCTTCCGTGGTCTTCCTCGTTTTCGTGGCTGCCTCTGCCGGCAAACATCCGGCATTGGCAGCCCACCGTTCATTGCAACGCGGGATTTTTTCATGACTTCAAAATAATTACACATTGCAAGACCGCCAACGTGGATGAGAAATCTGCATCCTTTGCATTGCGGATCAAGGATCATCTGCAGCTTTCCTTCATCTTTCTTTGGCATCCTCTGCCTCCATCTCTAAGAAGGCGCGGAATTTCTCCGCTTCCTTCTCCTGAATTTTGTTCGGCCTGTCGCTCTTGATCCGATAATCCAGATGCTTCTCAAAGAGCCTTGCAACAAACCGCTGGGCGTTTTTGTATCCTTGCCGCAGGCCGTCATAGTAACCCTTGGCAGGGCGCTGCTCACCCATGGCAGCCTTTCCTTTTCCCTGCCCGCCCGTGGTGTGGTTGTAGAGCTGATAGCCTTCGTTCGCCATCTTGACGATGTACTCACGTTCCTTTTCATCCAGCAGTGCCGGAGATACCCGGATGAATTGGACCTTCCATCCATCCGGGTTGCTCTCACTGAAAAGGCCGTGCTTTTTCAGGCTGATATCAATGTGCTGATACCCATTCAGATGCCCTGCAAGGCGTCCCAGAAGATCTACAGCCTGTCCAATATATCCATATCGGATGCCGCCTTCTTCCCTGCTCAGGAAGTAGATACCGCTCTCTTCCGGCACTCTTGGGTTGACAGCCAGGATCCGCGCCTTGTTGGCCTTCTCCATGGCCTTGATCTTCCGCATGTCCATGGCTTAATTCCACGGCAGATCGCTGTCATCCTCCGTGATCGGCGCATATGCAGGCTGCACAGACGCCGTAGGCGCCAGCGTTTTCAGCGGCGGAACGCGGAAATCTCCGTTGTCGATCTGCTGCAGCGTCTTAACATCTGCAACATATGTCCTGACTCTGACTTCACCCTGATTGCTGACATATTCCTCTTCTCCGATCACAAGGCCGATCAGCTTGCCCTTCAGGGTGCTCTCATCGAAATTCCACTTGTATCCGCCATTGCTTTTTTCCACACAGTCTGTGAAATGCTTGAACATTCCCAGGGCCGACTCTTTGTAAGAACGAATAAAAGAGGCCCACCATTTATTGAACTTCTTGTATGCCTCTGTGTAGTAGTCCTTGAAGTTGCCTTCATGGATGTCATATTCGATCTTGAGATAGTTTCCCTTGCCCGTTCTGGGATCCATGGGAACATCGGTCACATTGACGATCCGGCAGATGTAAGCTCCTGCACCGGGTTTTTCAAAGCCGCCTGCAGACGGCTGGATCTGATCGTAATTTCTGATAGGCTGCATGTTAATCCTCCTTGATTTTAAGTGGGCATTCCTGCCCGACATACTTTTGCGGAAATGCCACAGGCTGCTTGTTCAGCTGACACATCCGCTCATTGCTTGATAAATAGGGACAGTGCCGGCACGCGACCTCCGCGTTGTCTTTCCAGTCCACCGGGAAATGGACCGTCACAACAGCCTGCGCCGTGACATATCCCTTCACTCCGCTATTGAATGTGCTCATAACACACCTCCACATTCATTCAACATCTTGCTTTTTTCTCGTGTGTGGTTCATTCTCAAAATCTCTGTTCGGATCATAAGAAAATGTGTCGCCAACACCAACAGCGTCATATACTTCTTTATTTGTGTAGTATTCATCCGTTATATAAGTTCCGTCTCCATTCGGCTCTCTTATCCTGATGATCCATCTGTCAGGATAAGAGTAAATATAGGGGATGATTTGCGTAAACGTAGTTTTTCCATTGCTTATCACAACCGGAATAGAAAAGATCTTCGTTTCCGCTTCCTTGAACTCTTTTGCATATACCTCGCCTTCAGTCAAACTGTGATGACACCCACAAAAGGAAAATAAAAGCAGGAATACAAAGAATAACAGGAAGCATTGTTTTCTAAGCTTCACACCAGTCTCTGTAGTTCTCATGAACCAATCCCCCAGTAATTTCTTATTTGTTCGTCCACATATCGAAGGTCATTGTCGATCTCAAGTTGGAACATATTTTCTGGAGATTTTGCAATGTCCATTGCACCGCCTTGCGTTTTAAAATAATGCCTTGTACCATCTGTCATACAGTGTAAACAGATAGTAAACATACCTTCGATGCAAACCTTCTCATCCAAAAGTTTGCCAATTGTTCGAACTTTGACTTCGCCAATGTCGCTGCTTATTTCATGCATCATGAAATAAACAACAATGTCCTCCGGCAGACACTCTTTCACAAACAAAATTAGATCCCAAAATTCATCTCCGATTTGATTAAATAAGTCAAATGTAGATCCGCCTTTTTTAGGATTACTGTGACCAATCATAAATGTACTTGTCATCAAATATCCAGCATCATCAATCACTGCAGTCTTACAAGGCATCTGCGAAAGCGCTGTTTTAATTTTTGTGTAACTCTTCGTTTTGATTTCATACTTAAATTTCTTCGGAAACGGCAGTCTCTTCGAAATCGTGTTGATAAGCAAAATTTCATCTTCTTCAAAGTTTTTTAAACTTCTGCTTTTTCCAGATCCGGATTTTCCATAACACAAAATAGGTTCACCCATCAGAATTCCTCCTCTCCCCGGCGACGTCTGATCTCCGCAAGTTCCTTGTTGACCAGATCGATCAGAAGCTGACACGCAAGGATCTCAGCTTCATGAACTTTGAAGTGTTCGCTTTCGGTCAGCTCCTCTGCTCTGGCGACCAGCTTTTCTTTCATATAACTCATCG